CGTGCGGTATCTCTGAATGATCAGTGTCAAGTATATTACTTTCAGGATGTGCAAAGTCAACAGTAAATAAATATTTACCTGGGTGCCATTTTTTATCTTTGCCTATGTATTTACCAGCTTGTCCGTCTAGTATGTCCCAACGATGAACAGAAGGATAATAAGAAAAACAATTCCAGAGCTGTAGTTCATCAAGTCGTCTTGTGGGCACTCCGGATGCCTCAAATCCCGTTTGAATAAACGCGCTAATTGGTAAGCGATAAAATATTGCACCGTTTTCCATAATAGCATGAAATAATATAGCACGACCTGTAAGAGCGCTAAGACCAAAGATAATACAGTCACTAACTTCTCCGTGACCTTTTTTAAGATCATATAAATACTCTTTTCTTATTTGTGCATAAGTTGGTGGTATGTTCGCATTTAAATAAGCCATAATTTATCCTCATTTAATTGTACCCCAGTTTGGTCCAGATTCATAGTCCACCTTGTTTGGTACTTCTAGTTTAATTGCAGTCTCCATAATGTTTTTTATTTCAACAGCTTGGTCTTCATTCTGTATAGAAAAACAAAGTTCATCATGAATTTGTATGTGTGGTATAATACCCGCTTCATATAGTTTGACCATAGCCTTTTTTGTCATATCTGCTGCGGATCCTTGTATCAATCTATTCAAAGCTTTGTATGTAAACGCTGGCCGGTAATGCTTATCAAAGTATTCACAGTTGGGATCTCCTGGTTGAGAGTTTTTAGTAAGCTCTGCAAGATATCTGTTTTCTGCTTCTTCTTTTTTTAGAATAGGCACAGGTGATTTAACTATTTGTTTTACGCCATCAACTTCTTTGTATTCACTTATTTCAAACACACCTTTTTCTGCATTCCATTCTTTGTTTATAGGCTCCCACTTATCAAATCTACAAAACCTATCTTCTAGTGTGTATATATTTTTATTTTTCTCTGCAAAATCTTGCAGTCCTTGTGATAACTTTCTTACAAACGGTACTTGACTATGATATTTTTCAAATAATTCTTTTGCTTCATCGCTCTCTAATTCTAAAGATCTGGCTAATTTATTCTTGCCCATACCATAGAATAAGCCTAGGTTAATTGTTTTTGCCTGTTTCCTGGTAATTTTAGCCATTCTGGCTACTATTTTGTGAAAATCAGTGCTCGGGTCCTCATTATATTCTTCGGCCATCTCCTCAGCTCCATGGAAGCCGTTCTTCAAAGCATAGTGCACAACAAGTCTAGGTTCTTGCTGTGAGTAGTCAAATGATCCCCATTTGTGTCCTTCTTCTGGTAAGAATAATTCTCTTATCTTACTACCTAATTCACTTCTTGCTGGAATCTGTTGTAGGTTAGGATTACGCATAGAAAATCTACCTGTAACTGTTCCACCCTGGTCTGATCTTATTTGATTTATATCTGCGTGTATTCTGCCTTTGTGTATAAATTTTAAAATACCGCTTACAAAAGTGTTAAATAGTTTATCTAATTGTCTGGCTTCTGCAATCATTTTTAAATATTTATTAGGGTGTGATTCCAAGTATAATTTTGTTATACTAGCCCGTCCTGTTTTAGGAGTTGTTTTATAATCTGTAATCTTTTGGTGATCTAACAAAGGCTGTATTGAATCAGCAGCCCAAATGTCTATATCAAGACCAGTTTCTTTCTTAATTGTTTTTAATATTTCGGCTTGTTCTTTTTTAAGAGTGTCACCGAATGTTTTTGCTTTCTCTTCATCAACTCTTACTCCTAAAAATCTCATCTCAACAAGACACGGAAATAACCTTGTCTCAATGTTAAATATGTTTTCTAAAGTTTTTTTACTTTTTGATTCTGTGTTTATTGGAGTTTTAATTATCTTTTCAAATTTATTCCAAAGTCTTAATGTAAGTAGTACGTCTTGTTCTGCGTAGTCTGCAACTAAGTCATAAGGCAGCTTGTGCATGTTAGTCATAGGATCAGATATACCATGCAATTCTTTTGCCTTATCTGTTAAGTCATACTTATATTTATTATCATTTAAATAATCTTTTGCTAAAGAATCTAAACTATACTTCTGTCTATTCTCATCAATTATAGAAGCTGCAATCATAGTGTCATACACAGGTCCTTTTAACATCATGCCAGTGGCTGCACGTATCCAACAAACGTCATACATTGCATTGTGAAATACTTTTGTAACTTTTTCGTTTTGAAAAATTTTTTTATTTAAAACTTTCCAAGTTGTATTCTTTCCTAAATTTTGTCCTGAGTATAAGTGAGCAATTGGAAAATAATATTTCTCATCCCTATAAGCAACAGCAATGCCACATACTTTGCCTTTGCCTACGATGGCCCCTGATCCGTGAGTCTTGAGGTCTGGATCGTGTGTCTCTAAGTCAACAGCAACGACATCTCCATCTCTTATGTCTAAGTCCGTCAACTCTGGTATCATTTATAATCTCTCTCCATAATCATTTCTATAAAATGTATTGCTTTCAACAAATCTTGTTTCTTACCTTTGTCCCTATGTCTTATGATATATTTTATAGCACATCCTTCCGGATATAGCAATTCATTCTCAACTACAAACTTACTTGGCTGAATTTTATATTTTTGGTAGTGACTCCCCCCGTGCTGCTTGTCCCATACTTTACTCATTGTATGTCCTCCTTTCCTGCAAATGTTAAGTTAGTTGTACTTTTTAATAACCATAAAGTTTTTCTTGCACGTGAACAGGCAACAAACTTCATTCTCTTTTTTGAAAACGGATTTTCTTGTCTTGTTAGTTTAAAATCAAATACTACGTTATCAAATTCTTTACCTTTAATTGTGTGTATGTTTTCTAAGAATATTCTCTTATCTTCCAAGTCTCTATTGTTATTAACAATTTCTCTTATATAATTTTTCATTTGAATTGTTTGTACTTTACTAATCATCTGAAAGTCATCTATGTCTTTTACACCAGGGACGACAAACCCTTTGTCGACTAACCATTTAAGATCATAGCTTCCACTGTCTGCAGATTCTAGTTGTTCAATTGTTTTTAATTGATATTGAGGGTGCATGCCTTTAAACATTGCTTTAATTTTAGTTAAAGATTTATACTCACCTTTTGAAAAACTTAAGAACTCTCTTTGATTTTTTACTTCATTAGTAGGGTATTTAAATTTAAATTTACTTTTTTCTTTGTTAGGTATTTTTACTGGCATACCAACTTCCATTAGATAATTTATTATTTCTCTAGGTTCTCCACCTCTATAAGTAAATATAAAATTTTCGTTGGTATTTATTATTCTATTTTTAAGTTCAGACGCAAAAGGGTCTTGCGTCAAACTAGATAAATTAAATATCTCACCCTCTACAATTTGACCGTTCTCTTTTCTTGGTTTCCAAACTCGTTCGTACTTATACGTGTCCCAAATATCTTTTATAATTTTTTTACAATATTCATTAACAACTCTTGGGCACCTGTAGCCTTGTTCTAATTCTATTTCCGGATCTGCAAACTCTCTGTGAAATGAATCGGGATCAGCTCCTGCAAACTCAAATATAGCTTGGTCGGGATCCCCTGCTTTGTAGAAGTAATCTACATTCTTTGACATTACTTCTTCAGCTTTTCTTTGTATGACACTTGAGTCTTGTGCTTCATCTACTATTAATACTTTTATATCTTTACATAACTTTTCTGACTCTTCTTTGTTGTTATGAAAGTCTTCTACCATATCTTGAAAGTCAAGTATCTTAGGAGTCCGTCCGTTTATTTTTTTATTTGTTTTAAATTTACTATAATCAACTTCCATTTTAATAAGTTCTTCAGCGGTATATTGATAGTCTTCTTTTTCTTCAAAAGTTAAACTTCGATAATATTTTAATACATCTCTGCCATTATCTCTTGCAAAACTCATAAACCTAAAGAAAGGATGTATTGCAAACAAACCCTGCACACTGTTGAATTTTTTATTTGATGTGTACTTGTCAAACATTGGATACAAAGTTTTTAGAATGTCGTAGTCCTCAATTAAAAATGCTTTTCCTTTTACCCGGTTTTTACAAAACTTATGTACCGTAGTTACGTTTTCTTCCAAAGATGCTTTTGATTGTTTAACTCTGTGAAAAATCTCATGTCCTGTTTTCTTTTGAAAGTCATCAATACTTTCATCAGCATATATTTTTCCTCTAATATGATCTGCTGCTGTATTGGTATGAGATATAACTATTATGTCTGTTGGAGAGTATTCTTCCACTAAATGCTTATAGTAGATCTCAACTAACTTTGTTGTTTTACCTGTGCCTGGTGGTCCTGCTATTCTAATTTTCTTCATGAGTTATTTGATTTGTTGGTTTAGAATTATCACCTAACACATGGTATTCGTTTGGATCTGAAACAAACTGCCAGGTTGGACAAGATACTTCTTTTTTACTTGCTGGATTATAAACTTTGCCGTTGTTCTTTTTAGCTTTCATTATGTGTCTTAAATTAAAACATATTTTTTTAATTGAAGTATTATCTTTTTGAGATCTAAAGTATTCGACCAACCTTCCTAATTTAAAATGTAGATCGTGAGTGTTTTGATCTACATAGCAACCGTTATCTAATAAGACACTCTTATCAAAAGACACAGTTGCTTTTCTAACAAAGTTGTAAACCATTATCTTAAATTCATATAGATCACTTGCTTCTTCATCTGCTTCTTCATAAACTCTTTTTTCAAGTCGAGCATATTGGAAGGCTTGAAAGTCAATTGGTTTCATTTTTAATACTGCAGGGTGTGGAAAATTTCCTGCGTTCGCTAATATGTTCACCCATTTTTGTTTATCTATTAAATCAGAACCTTGCATTTCTACTTTTATTCTTACAAAGCCGTCACCTGTTCTATTTTTTACATCAACTGATTCGTAAAATATTGGAGGTTTACTTGTGTATTCTGTAATATCACCAACAGCCTGTTCAGCTTCTACTAAATCTGCAGCTTGCTCGGGACTTATTCCACATAAATGTCTAACACACGCAGAGGCATCACAATGTTTTTTTATTTGTTGCCGCTTACATAAATATTTATATTCTCTATCAGTTGACTTTAATACCGTATTATCTATTTCTTTCTCTTCTAACGGCCTCGCCATATATTCTTGATTGAAGTGCTTTAATAAAGTCTTTGCATCCATCTTGCTATATGCTTCTATTTTATTAACACCTTTTTCTACTGCTCGCATAGACCAAGTATACATATGTAAAAGATAGTCATTTCTATTTTCGTTTGGAATCTTACCATCATTTATCTTCAAACAATTTTTTGTGCACGGTAAAAAGAAATCTTCTAATGTTTTTTCTTTTGGCTTTTTTACTTTCTTTACACTTTCTGGAACTTCCTCTTGTAAGTAATCTATTAAATCTGTTTGTGCATACTGATCATACATTTCAAAAAACTGATCAATTGATGCGTCCTCAAAATCATCTGTGTATGCATACGTGCTTCCTTCTTCATGATGAAAGTAGGGCATGTTAAGCCAGGAACCATCTTTTTTATCTGCTAGTGAGGTTTGCATTGGATAAACTCTATCTAAAATATTTGCAAGACCAAGCTTACCTGCAAATTTTTTCATAACTAATTGCACTTCTTCTGCACTCGTAAACTGTTTCATAAACATGTAGACATGTGCTCTACCACTTTTTGATCTAAACATTATTAATGGTAGTTTAAGTTTTCTAATTTTTTGTAATAAACTTTCGTAATCGTAATTATTTACGTCAATATCTATTGCACCCCATTTACAGGTGCCATCATCTTTTAGTGGAAAGATACCCAGTCTATTACCCACACCATTGAGATGATTTTCCCAAAGCTGGTTTGTAATAGGCTTATGTTCGATCCAAGGTCTACCTTCAACTTTTACAGAAAGTTTTTTATCATTCTTTTTAAATTGACCGTAGGCTCGTTCTAATCCTTCAAATATATTTATAAATTTCTCAATCATATATTATAAGTGGGCGTTTCCACTCTCGCTTAGACGCCCACTACCTAGGATATTATAAATCTAATGAAG